AGATTAATTCGTATGCGATCAACACAGGCGGTACGGCTGGCGTTGGGGCTTTTGTTTTACATCGCCCTATTGCTGAGATTCCTCTAGCTGTTGCTAATATGCCTTCCCTCCTTGAATGGGTACTCGGCGATCGCATCTACGACGATGCTTGCCTTGGTATGTTCATACAAATTGGTGGTAGTGCTACATCGGGTCAGCAAGTTACAGGTTCTCTGACTACCGTTTGGGGCTAAAGTGCTGCTCAACCACCAAGTCCCGTGGAGAACATTCCGGCCAGTGGCTGGGTATCTCCGCACCAACGGGCTGGTACGCAACAACAATCTCCACTACCAAAGAGAAAATGGGTTGTCATTCGGTAAGTTAGTGTCTATGCCGCAAGGCTTCACGGATGCTACAAAACCTATTTATCCGTCTATCTCAAAGACAGACAACGTTCGTTGCGTGATGATTGGTTCAAGTAGTGTTGTTGGTAGTGCAATCGGACTAGGAACATTAGCGGCAACGATTACAGGTGTAGGTACGCTTACGCCTGATTCTGAGATGGGTGCAACACTAGGCGCTACGATTACCGGAACTGGAACTATTACATGTGCTTCACAGGGTGTTGGAAGTCTTCGCGCAGTAATTGATGCTGGTGCTAGACCTTCAGCATTCGATATATCACAAGAAATATGGAACTCTCAAAAGACAGCTTATAACACGCCTGGAACAATGGGTAATGCCTTGAACAATGCCAGTTCCGGTGGTGTTGATTACAACGCTCTTGCCGCCGCTGTATGGCAGTACATCATCGAATCAGGAATCACGGCTGAACAAGCTATGAGAATCTATGGTGCTGTACTTGCTGGAAAAGTATCAGGGGCAGGGACAGGAACAGAAGTATTCACTGGATTAGACGGAACAACTGTTCGGGTAACATCAACTGTTGATGAAAGTGGGAACCGATCCGTGGTGGTCGTTGATGGGACTTAATCATTTTAAGGCTAAACATTTTGGGTCAAAGACACTATCACTTCTTGGGCATATCTCTGATTTAATACAAGTAGTGGTAGAATGGTTAGTAATTGCTAGACGTAGAGGGAAAAGATGACTATCACTACAAGAGCAGGAAAAGGATCGAAACTTTCAATCGCTGAAGCGGATACTAATTTCACTGATCTTAGAGATGGTGTCAGTGGATTACAGATACCCAAGACTTCAGGGCTAGGGATTAAAGTCGATTCTCTAGGAACACCAACATTCCCCTGGCGTGATCTTATCGGAGACATTACTCCAAAAACTTCTGGAGCCGGTGCTCCTACGCTTGCTGTATTCAGGGGTGGGAATACCAGAGCATTCTTCTACTCAGCAGGAGATGATGGTGATTGTATTTTCCACATCCCGCATGACTATGTTCCTGGTTCTGATTTATTCCTACATGCCCACTGGTCACATAATGGGACAGCTATAAGTGGTAATTTAATTATAAATTTGAATTTCACTTATGCAAAAGGGCATAGTCAGGCTATATTCCCTGCTGAAACGACTAGAACGATTAGCGTATCAACGCCTGATATAGCAACTATTCCTCGGTATCAGCATATGGTTAGCGAGACTCAGATAAGTGCGGCTAGTCCTTCAGGCTCACAAATTGACTCTGATGATATTGAAGTTGACGGTCTGCTACTTGTTCATTATGACGTAGGTACGATACCTACGATAACAGGTGGTGCTCCAAACGAACCATGCCTATTCACTCTTGATATTCACTACCAGAGTACAGGAGTAGGAACAAAAGCTAAAGTACCAAACTTCTACGTTTAAGGGGGCAATATGGCTTCAGAAGTAGATATTGCGAACCGCGCCCTCCAGAAACTAGGCGCTGCAAGAATCGTATCCCTTGCTGATGATAGCGAGAACGCCAGAGAGTGTGCTCTTTGCTACGCTCCGGTACGGGATGCTGAGTTACGCGCACACCCTTGGAACTTCTCTATAAAGAGAGCACAACTCGCCGCAGATGCAATATCGCCCATCTTTGGGTATGCGAATTCGTTTCAGTTGCCTACGGACTGTCTTAGGCTTCTCCCCCCTGATGTATCTGTTAATTACAACTCATTAGACTTGCAGGTTGAGGGAAGAAAGATACTAACAGACGTTGGTGCGCCTCTGGAGATTAGGTACGTTTCCAGGATAGAAGACCCAAACCTGTTCGATGCTTTATTCATTGAGGGACTTGCTTGCAAGATGGCGGTAGAGCTTTGTGAGAAACTGACTCAGAGCAACTCTAAAGGAGCAGTCGCAAGAGAGGACTACAAATACACTATCCGCGAGGCAAAGAAGTTAAATGCCTTCGAGAACATATCTGCTGAACAGCAGACTGACCGTTGGATTACGTGTAGGCTATGAGAGCCTCTCCGCTTAAAGACTCAATGAACGCAGGGGAAATGTCTCCCCTGATGGCGGCTCGTATTAGAGTAGAGAAATACTCGAACGCTCTAAAGACTTGCGAGAACATGATTCCTCTTGTTCAAGGTGGAGTCACAAGACGTTCTGGCACTATGTACGTAAGCGAGACAAAGCAGATAGAAGACTACGTCATTGATGACTATTGGGATGAAGACTACGTTGAAACAGCTAGTGGTATGGCAAGGCTTATACCTTTTGAATTCTCCGTTACGCAAGCCTATGTATTAGAGTTTGGCGGGTATTACATTCGATTCTACAAGGACAACGGACAGATACAGACTTCAGGTGTTATCGCATGGCTTACGGGAACGGCCTACGTTGCTGGAGACTTGAGAACAAACGGTGGTGTAACGTATTACTGTACGACTGCACATACCTCTGGAACGTTCGCAACTGACTTGTCCGCGGCGAAGTGGTATGCCCAAGAAGGCACAATCTACGAGATAATTACTCCGTATGCTGAAGCTGACATATCAAGTCTGAAATACACTCAATCTGCTGATATTCTCTATATCACGCATCCGTCCTATGCGCCAAGAAAGCTGTCCAGAACTGGTCATACTTCATGGACGCTAACAGTAATCGACTTCTTGGATGGGCCGTATCTCAATACGAACATCACCACTACGACGATTACTCCTTCAGGAACTACGGGAACGATTACTCTTACGGCTTCTGCTGTAACAGGAATAAACAACAACACAGGATTCGCAGCTACGGACGTAGGAAGATTGGTACGGATGAAGCATTCCTCGACATGGGGATATGCCAAGATTACAGTATTCACTTCTGCTACCTTAGTTAGTGCTGATGTTAAATCGACTCTTGGAGGTACTGGAGCAGTCACAGAATGGCGGCTAGGTGTATATAACTCCGTCAATGGGTATCCTTCGTGTTGCATGTTCTTTGAAGACAGACTGTTCTTTGCTGGTTGTACGGCTTTCCCTCAGAGAATAGACGGTTCAAGTTCTTCCTTGTACGAAACCTTTGCGCCTTCAAAGACAGACGGGACAATAGTAGATTCCAACGCAGTAGCATTCGCTTTGAACGCCTCGGACGTTAACGTTATCCGGTGGATGATGGATGACGAGAAGGGACTTCTGATAGGAACTGTTGGTGGAGAGTGGATGCTTAGACCTAGCAGTACATCACAAGCCTTGACTCCGACTAACGTTACTGCAAAGCGTTCTACGGCCTTTGGTTCTGCAAATATACAGGCGGTGAGAGCAGGACGGGCTTCTATCTATATACAACGGTCAGGCCGAAAGGTACGAGAACTGGCCTACGTCTATGAAGTTGACGGATTCAGGTCGCCTGATATGACTATTCTGTCTGAGCATATCTCAGAGAGTGGGCTTGTTTCATCTGACTACCAACAAGAACCGTTCTCGATTGTCTGGTTTGTCAGGACGGATGGGGTTCTTGTCGGGATGACTTACGAGAGGGATCAAGATGTCGTGGGTTGGCACAGACATATCCTTGGAGGTTCTTTTGGAAGCGGTAATTCTGTTGTTGAGTCGGTAGCGTGTATTCCAACGCCTGATGGAACAGCAGACGAAGCATGGTTATTGGTAAAACGTACTATTGACGGAACGACAAGACGGTATATTGAGTACATTGATAGGAAGTTCATAGGAACAGATACGACTGATGCGTATTACGTTGATTGTGGATTAACCTATGACGGAGTAGCGGCGACTGTCATTTCAGGGCTAGACCACCTTGAAGGACAGACAGTTCAGGTATTGGCTGATGGTTCTGCTCACCCTGATTGTGTTGTTTCCAGTGGTTCTATAACGTTGAATAGAAGCTCGAGCGTAGTCCATATCGGGCTTAAGTTCATTTCTAATGTTCAAACTCTGAATATCGAAGCAGGAGCCACTGACGGTACTTCACAGGGAAAGACTAAGAGAATCCATAGAGTCACTGTCCGACTGAACAAGACGTTAGGAATGAAGTACGGCCCGAATGCAAACGAGTTAGATGTACTTCCGTTTAGAACAACGTCTGACTTAATGGGAAATCCACCAAGTTTATACACTGGCGACAAAGAGATTAACTGGAATGCAGGATATGAGACTGAAGGCTCGATGTACTTCAGACAAGATCAGCCCCTTCCATTTACGCTTTTGGGGATATTCCCTCAGTTGTTAACACAGGATAGATGATGGAAGTCGTTACTTTCACTGTTGACCACTTAAAGGCTATGACTCACCAAGAGTCTAATAGAGGTATGAACTGGCTTGAGGTAACAGAAACCTTCAAATCCCTTGAGGGAGAGACTTCTTACAGTCTTTTAGACGGGGATACGGTTCTTATCTGTGCTGGAATGGTTGAGATGCACAAAGGACGTGGAGTGGCTTGGGCGTACCTGTCTGACGATATGAGTCTAAGGACAATGGCGAAGGTAACAAAGTACGTAAAGGAAGGACTTAAATCATCAAAGTTCAATCGTATTGAAATGCAAGTTGATTGTGATTTCGATAAAGCAAAGAATTGGGCGAAACATCTTGGCTTTGAAATGGAGTGCGAACGAATGAAGGCTTTTACCCCTGACAAACGAGACTGCGCCTTATACGCTATGGTGAAAACATGAACCTTATTTTACGATTGATTGGGAATAGATACTTCTTTGGGGCTTCGCTTCTATCTGTAAGCAGTCTAATTCATGCGTTACCTGCTATCCCTGCTGCTGTCTCTGCATGGATGTCTGTAGCCAGTGTTGCGATGGGGGTTGTCTCCGCAATTAGTTCAGCATCACAACAAAAAGCCTCTGCAAAATACAACCAACAGGTTGCAGAAAACCAAGCTATCTCTGCTAGACAACAAGCTGCTGCGAATGCTGAGACACAAAAGAGAAGTGCTGCCAAGAAGATAGGCTCGATGCAAGCCGCTTACGGGGCTTCTGGAGTTTCGACTGAAGGTTCAGCCTTGGATATTCTTGAGGAATCTGCAAGAAACGCTGAAATGGATAGGCAGAATATCATCTATGGTGGCGAATTAAGAGCTACTGGCTCAGAAGGTACGGCTATCCTTGAAGGAAGCAGAGCGTCTAATGCGATGTCTTCAGGCTACTTGAGTGCGGCGGGTTCTTTGTTTAAGGGTGCTTCGTCTATGGGCAGTGCTTCGTCTATGGGCAGTCCTTCAGTATCTAATAACATGACCTCTGATTACGATACGGAACTCCCTAAGATGT